TCATGCCTTGTAATTGGGTATGGTGGTTTGTTTTTATTTTTTTATTAGACACGAATTATTATAATTCACGAGCTAATAGCGATACAAATTAACATGGTGTATTCCAGCCGGTGCAAGTCCGGCTATTAGCTTTATATATAAGGCTTTTCAGGGTCTTATATTATCAATTTAATTATTTTATTTATAGGTGCTTTTATACAGCTTTACGACTGTATATATTGCACTCCGTCCGCGCGTCCGGTAAATAATCGCGCCGAGAGGTTTTGCAAATGCCTTTATATTTGCATCAGGCTCAAGAGGTGCAACGCCTGAACAAATAATTGTGCGCCCTTTATAGGTGATTTGCGTTATGCACCTAACAAAAACAGATTAACGCACGTATGAACCGCGAAAAGGTCAAAAAGTAACCTATAAACCACGCACTAAAACAGAAAAGAGGGTTAATGAGTGGATAACAAACTAACTACGCTTGACGCTGTAGAAATGGAAATAAGAGCACGCTACAATGGTAAATATACGGATGTATTAGGCTATCAGGCAAGCGAGCGCGCCACACGCAAAGCGATAACAGATATTTTCAGAGCTGCCGCAGAGTCGGGCGCGTGTGACGATGTTACTGCACTTATTAGTGGCAAGGAATACCGCCGGACGGCTTTTGTTAATTTCCTGAACCATGAAAATTACATAAGCCCTATTATTAAGGCTTGTTATAGATAGGGGGTGTATTATGTCTAATTATGAGTATTTAGGGAAAAAAGAAATATATAAGCGCGTTCAGGCGCTAGGCTATGAAATGCCAAAAATAAGCGACTTTAGTTATATCAAGTATGATTGCATAGAGTGGATGGAATCGCACGAGTTAAAAATAACAGTTCAAAGGTGCGGTGAATGGTTGCAAGTTGTAGAAAAACGCGCGCACGTTCACCCGGTCACATTATTTTGTGACTATCAAGCCGGAAAATATATTACTTGTTATCATTAGGGATATTTTGTATCCCTTTTTGTCGTGCTGTCGAGCTGTCACAAGTCGTTCGGCTATAGTTCCGGGCATATGTACATTGACAAATTAATAAAAACAGTTTATGATTTTATGATATACACATTTAAAGCCGTGTATTTGACTCTCTAAGGGCTTTTAAACGTGTTAGCGTGGATTTTATCAAGTGCGCTATAATAAACCACAAAATGAGCCGTTTGCAATGCCTAAAAATATAATTATAGCATTGCAAGCCGTCAAGCCGTGCCGGGTGTGACATGCTACGAGCTAGGCACACCAGCTCGCGGAAAATGTTTGAATTTTCAGAAAACTTCACTCAATTAAAGTGTGGTGCGAGTTCTTTGCAAGTTCTCGACAAGTTTTTGTAAAATTTCGCAAACGGATTTTTGAAATCGAAAAATCCAAAGGTACGGGGGCACTTAATTCATCCTAAAATTTTTAGGGGTTTGAATTTTGAATTGCCAAAAAATAAATGCTCTTGGCACTGTAGTCACTCTCTCCTAGTTCTTCAATCAATTTCTGCCGTGTCATTTCCGGATTAGTCCGGTGTATGTATTCTAATAGTCTGTCTATTTTATCCATATTTTTGCTCCAATAAATTAAATATTTTGTCAGCTGTATATACAATATTCCGTCCGTACAAGCTCATAAAGTCTGCGATTATTTCCTCTGTCTCTATGTCAATGTCACAGCCGTATGAGAACGAGTACACATGCACTAGCTCGTGGCATAGTATCTTGTCGGCCATGTAATCAGACACATTATCAGCTATCGTAATAGTCTTAGTTGTATTATCGGTTACTCCTAAACTTATAGTGCCGTCAGACCGCCTTAATTCGCTTGATGTGGGCTTTTTAAATTGTATGTGCCACAATGTATCATTAACCCTTATATCCATGCTTATACCCTCTAAAAATGGCTATGAGCATTACTACCCATAGCCTTAATAATTACAGTTTTGATGCAAGATTGCTCATCTTGGTGCGCAAAAGGTTGCGTTCATCGGGTGTCATGTCATTTAAAAGCTCCGATATATCTCCGCTCAATTCACGGATATACATGTCAAGAGCTTTCATTTTATGCTCTTTGTCCTCTGTTGAAGCTCCTTTGTGCATTTCCTTTGTCTCGGTATAATGTCTCTTTGCTCTGTCATAATTGCTTTCACTCACATGTGGTGCAATTGGTTCAGAGTAGTACATCTTACCTCGGCTCTTATCCATGTCACGCATATACTCCATGTCGTTGTAGTTTACCGGCATGTGATAATATGGCGGCTCTTCATATCCCCTACGTGTTCCACGACCTTTAGGAGCAAATCTGCCATTTGCATAGCGATATTGGTCGTAATATCTTCTACCACTTTCTTCGCCATATTCTGCCTTAAGGCTTCTTAGGAGTTCTTTGTCGTACTCTTCTTCCTCTTCATCAGCCTTTTTCATAGCCTTGGAAATTATTGAATGATACTCAGCTTCTGCAAGGTCTTTTATCATATCTACGACCTGTCCCATCTCGGAAGTGTCAACATTCTCAACGCCCTTTTCAAGCTCGTTGACAGCTTTCTCTGTAAGACACTCCTGCATTTTGTGTATTCTTTCAACGTGCATACTCTCGCCCCCCTAACCAATTCGATTTACTGTGATGTTAGCATTTGCAACACTGATAGCCTGTGCAGATGTATTCTTGACAGAAATTGCCTGACAGCATCCGCAAGGAAGCCATACATCTGTTGCCATAGACACATTGTTAAATGCTTCAACTGCTGTTGGTGTAGAGATTGCCAGTGTAGATAAGTCCGGCTCGCCCTCGACAGCAATAGCTAATGAAATTGCTCCTGCGGTTCCGCCTGTAGGAACTGCAATATTTCCGTTAAATTCTACTCTGTACTTTGCTTTGCAAGTGTTGGTAGCGCCTTTAAGGTTAATTAATCCGCTTCCTGTTCTGTGTGAAATATATCCTTTATTGCATACAGACGTTGGCGCATCTGTAAATAATACATTTCCGTTTACTGCAACTGTCTGTGTTGCAACATTTGAAAATTCAGCCATAATAAAATCCTCTCTTTCACAAAATAAGGGCAAACATTATAGTCTGCCCTTGGGTTATAAGTAATACTGCTTAGCAGACATAATCTCGACTAACTCTTGACTAAACTTGGACTAATCCTCGACTAAAAATGGTTTTTAATCGGTTTAGGTTGAGTTAAACTCAATTAAGATACTCAATTATTCAGTTTTAGCAATTACAGCCGGTATTGCAACCACAGCCATAGTACGCATTTGGATTAGGTACTGTGTATGCCGGGATTGGTGCCGGGTTTACGGCATTGATAATCTGATTTGTCTGTGCTGCCATTGTACTAGTCAGAAGTGCGTTCTGCCTATCCTGTGAAGCGGCTCTGCGTAAATCATTGTTCTCTGCTGTAAGTGTTGCTATCTTATCCTGGCATAAGTAGTCTAATATGCTTCTAAAGCCGGCATTCTGGCTGTCAATAATATCTCTTGTATTATTGTTCATTGTGTTCTGTAAAGCACAAGTGTTAGTTGCCATATTGTAGTTTACACCTTGGATGGCTTCTCTCGTCTCGCAGCAGCAGTTAGCAAGCTGTGACTGTAAAGCATTGGTATTCTGCATATTAGCAACTGTATCAGCGTTTACTGCCTGTTGTATGCCGTAGCCGGTCTGCATGATATTTGTGTTAATACCATTAAAACCTGTGAGCATACTGTTGTTCATGGCATAAAAGCCGTCACAAAGTCCGTTAGAAATGCCGTCTAACTTGCTGATAACCGCCTGATTGTCAAAACCTCTCTGAATTTCGCTTCCGACACCACCATTAGTGCCACCGAAACCACCAAAGCCGTTACCCCAGCCTCCAAATATCGCAAAAACTACGATAAGGAACCAAAGCCATGAGCCGTCATTCCAGTTATTTCCGTTGTTTCCGTCCAAATTCGCCACGATGGGTACGCTTGGACAATTTCCTGTGTTGAACATCTGTTTTACCTCCAAAATTTATTTCATAAAGAGCCGTGCGCACGTTCTCTCATATGCTATATTCCAAAATTACCTTTAATCTGCTTCATTACATCATCAGGATTAATGCCTTTTTCCTTGCATAAGTTTCTTGCCATTTGCTCAATTCCCTTGCTGTTTCCGCTTTGAGCCATGCTCATTGCATTCTGAATCATTGGATTTCCCATTACGCGATTATTGCTCATTATCTGTTGCATTATTCCCATTACATTCATGCTTTTTCACTCTCCTTACTTTGTGTTCGTGAAGTTTTTCTTTGCGCTCCTAAAGATAATTGCTCAATCTTCTCAGATAGTTCGTTGAGCTTTGTCATAATACCCTCTGTGGCTTTCTCTGATAGGTCAAATTCAAGTTTTTCTGTGTCACCTGATAAAATGTCTGTCTTATCATTTAAAACCGGCTTAAAAGTCAATGTGCGTATTGTTCCGTCAGCATTCCAGCTCTTAGCATATATCTCCGTTAAATCCTGTTTTGGAAAAAATGCTACACTGCCATCCATCGGCACCTCGTTGGGATTAATAGTCTCAACTGCCTGTACTACTCTGCCACTTATACCTTGTGTCGGCTCCGGCTGTTGGTATCTCTGATAGCTCGCCATTGGGTTGTACTGATACGCTCCATAATTAGGTGTATAATTCATCATTGGTTGCTGATACGGCATGTTCATCTTTGTTTTCCTCCAAAACTTCCTCTATCGCTTTAATGACAAGGGATAATGTCATTAGGTCGATTTTCTGTAACTCTCTTTTTGCGAATATTTGTTCTCTTACTTCATCGTCAAACATAACATCATCTCCTTATGTCTAAATTGTGGCATAAAAAAAGAGAAGAGCATTTCCATGTTCTTCTCTAATTATTGCCATGCTATTTTCTAAGAATGGCTCTCTATGCGGTCTAATTCGGCTGTTACGGCTTGTGAGACAAACGAGCTTACGGATTTACCTGCGAGTGCTTTAATTCGTTCCTTAGTGCCTTTAGGTAGCAATATAGAGACTCTATCAAATTTAGCGTCATACTTCTTAATCGCCTTTTCCGTATATGTTGGTATCTTCGACATAAATATCTCCTTTCTATTTCCATTTTCACATTCAAAATATGCATCGGCTTGTATAAGAGCTTCCACAATTTCAATTTCTAATTGCTCACATATACTATATACATTTGTAACTGTTTGAGGTGAAAAAAATTGTTTCATTTCATTCGCTAAAGCTTGAATTTTATTCATGAACATTTCTCTTC